AGAAATTTATTAATGGACAATAATGACCCACCTCTCTGTAAAAAAGAAGAATGAAGTTTATGTAACTGTACAGTCTGCAGAGCCCCATGTTCATATGGAGCTTGCGGACTATTTTTCTTTTGAAGTTCCAGAAGCAAAATTTCTAAAGAAGAATCCCAGATACAAATACTGGGATGGAACTATTCGTCTGTACTCTCCTGGTACAGGCGAACTTTATGGTGGGTTGATGAAGCACCTTCAGGTGTGGGCAGATGAACGTCAATACACTATTGAATATGAAAAAAATGATTGGTATGGAGATGTTGAAGAAACTAATGATTTTGTTTCTCCTCCAGGCATCAAGACTTTTATGGACAAAATCACCAGAACGGGAATTACTCCTCGTGAGTATCAATACCGTGCGGTCTACGAAGCAATAAAGAACAACCGCAAACTTTTACTTTCTCCTACGGGGAGTGGTAAATCTCTGATGATCTATTCCCTCGTCAGATACTATACTGCTACCAACAAGAAGACGTTGATCATCGTCCCTACTACGTCCTTGGTAGAACAGATGGTCAACGACTTTAATGATTACGGATGGAATGCTGATGATCATGTTCATAAGATTTACTCGGGCAAGGACAAGAATACTGATAAACCTATCATCATTTCTACTTGGCAATCTATTTACAAGTTTCCAAAAAGATACTTTGATGATATTGATTGTGTGATTGGTGATGAAGCTCACCTGTTCAAGTCTAAGTCATTAACTGGCATTATGACAAAGCTTCATAATGCAAAATACAGATTTGGTTTTACTGGAACACTTGACGGTAGCAAGACACATAAGTGGGTATTAGAAGGTTTGTTTGGTAATTGTGAGCGTGTTACAAAAACTGATGATCTTATTCGTCAAGGACATCTATCTAAATTTAGGATAAAAGTTCTACTTTGTAAACATGCTCCTCAGTATTTTGAAACATATCATGATGAGATTGAGTATCTAGTACAACATCGTGGTAGAAATAATCTAATCAAAAATTTAGTCAAAGACATAGAAGGTAATACTCTTGTTCTTTTCAACTATGTTGAGAAGCATGGTGAACCACTTTTTGATTTGATAAATAGCACCATAGATCCACAGCGAAAATTATTTTTCGTTCATGGTGGAACTGATGTTGAAGATAGAGAACAGGTTCGTCAAATTACTGAGACTGAAAATAACGCTGTTATTATTGCTTCTTATGGTACGTTCTCTACAGGGATCAACATCAAACGATTACACAATATTATCTTTGCATCTCCTAGTAAGTCTCGTGTTCGTAATCTTCAATCAATCGGACGTGTACTTAGGAAAGGTGAAGGTAAAGACATCGCAACCTTATACGATATCGCTGATGATATTGGCGGACAAAATTACACACTACGACATTTGAATGAAAGAGTAAACATTTATAATGAAGAGAACTTTAAGTATGAGGTTATAAAAGTAAACCTTAGAGCAAATTAAATATGGAAGAAGAATTTTATGCAACACTAAAATTAGTATCTGGGGAAGAAGTAGTAGCAAAAGTCTGCTACCTTCCCGATGAAGACAAGATAATGTTGGATAGACCCTTGATGGTAGAAAATGCAAAACAAAAAAAGGGTCACGTAGAAGTGACTGGGTTTGCATTAAAAGAATGGATCAACGCAACCTTTGATACTATGTTTATTATCAATAAAGATCATGTTCTTACTATGACTGAGATTGAGAATGAGATAGTTGATTTCTATGAAAAAACAATCAATAGAATAGAGAGTGGGAAGTCACTTGCTGGTAAAGGAGATAAGTTACCACGTAGAGCTGGGTATCTTGGATCTATAAAGGAAGTGAAAAAATCTTTAGAAGATATCTATAAGAGAAGCTAAAAGCTACAACCTCTCTTGAACCCTGACAGAGTTATTCTACTGGGTTTCTGAGGTATTGTCAATACCCCCCTTTACATATGACTCACACGATGCTATACTTGATATATCTGATGGTAAGAGTTCCGTGGCATACACAGTAATGGCAAAGAAAAAGCAAACAGAATACTATGTTAACAATAAAGAATTTCTTATAGCCATTACTGAGTATAGGAATAAAGTGCATCGTGCAAAAGAACTTGGGAAACCTAGACCCAGAGTTACAAATTACTTGGGAGAATGTTTTCTAAAGATTGCCACTCACTTATCCTACAAACCAAACTTTGTCAACTACATGTTCCGAGAGGACATGATTTGTGATGGTATTGAAAATTGCTTACAGTATATTGATAACTTTGATCCTGAGAAATCGAAAAACCCATTTGCGTATTTCACGCAAATCATCTACTATGCTTTCCTGCGTCGTATTCAGAAAGAGAAAAAGCAACTTGAAGTCAAACAAAAAATCCTTGAAAGATCAGGACATGACGAAGTAATGCACACAGACACTTATGATGGTAGTATGTCTGGTATGAATGCTTCTTACGCTGACATGGGTAGCATCAAAGAAAATATTGAAACAAGAATGAATCGATGAGTGATTATGAATGGTATGAAACACCCTATGGAAAATTCAGAGTTGAACAAAAACGATTTGGAACGTGGACTAGCTATGGTGAGGATGGCACGCCTCTTATCACAGGACTCACGAGGGAAGTTGTTATGGCAGGAACGAAATTCTACCTGGAAGGTGTCGCTACCAACTGGGAAAACTGCATCTCTTCCAAGCAATTCGAAGGAACTGTTGGGGGTAAACTATGAACGAAACCAATAAGATTCTTGCTGAAATACAAGCAAAGAATATTGCATCCCTTCTAAATGGTAAATTGTCACACTGGGTGGTGACTGATAGATCTGATAAAGTCATTCGTAAAATTGTAATTGAGTATGAAACTAGCTTTGATAACAGATTGTCATCTTGACGGACGCAAAGGTTCTCTAGCGTTCTGGGAATATTTTCAAAAGTTCTACGATGAAGTATTTTTTCCTGCGCTTGAAGAACATGGTGTCACCACAGTTATTGATCTTGGTGACACTTTTGATAACCGAAAGTCTATGGACTTTAATACTTTTCACAGAGTTAAAACAAATTATTTTGAAAGACTGAAAGATTACAAAGTACATATGATTCTTGGTAATCACTGCACTTATTACAAGAACACCAATCGTATCAATTCACCCGAACTTCTTCTTGAGCAGTATGACAACATCTCAATCTACTCAGAACCAAAGCACATCAAACTCGGAAGTAAAAAGTTCCTCATGCTTCCTTGGATCAATAAAGAAAATCAAGACGAAGTGTTTGAATTACTTGAAACAAGCGAAGCAGACATTTGTTGCGGCCATCTTGAACTCAATGGATTTGAGGTAACACCTGGCATGAAGATGGACCACGGCATGGATGCTAATTTGTTCCATCGTTTCAAACGTGTTTGGTCTGGACATTTCCACCACAAATCAAAGATTGGTAATGTTCAGTATCTTGGTAACCCTTATCAGATGTATTGGAATGATTATAAGGACACTCGTGGATTCCATATCTACGATACTGAAAGTGATAACCTTGGGTATATCAAGAACCCGTTTGAAATCTTTGACAAAATCTTCTATGACGACACCAGTGTGGATTACAACAAACAAGATGTGTCTAGTTATAAAGACAAGTACATCAAGATCGTCGTCAACGAAAAGCGAGACTACCAAATGTTTGAAACACTGGTTGATCGTCTTTACAACGTAGGTGTTCACGATGTCAAGATTGTTGAAACATTAGTTGAAGAAGATACTGCTGATATTGAAATCTCTTCAAAGGATACACTAACTCTACTCAACGAATATATTGATGAGGTAGAGATGTCCGTAGATAAATCAGATCTAAAGGGTTTGATGAGAACTCTATATATTGAAAGTTGTAACGTTGCCTAGCATGTACATCGTAACCCTAGAAGATCACCCTGATGGTGTATACTCTGTCTTTGATGAAGAAGAGGAAAGGGTTATTCCTATCTTTGAGGAAGAAGATGATGCAGATAGATACCTGATGATGTTATCGGATGATGAAGATTATCCACCTATGCAGATTGTAGAAATTGAAGATCATGTTATAATTACAGCATGTCAAGAGCGAGGACAAAAGTTCTCTATTATTACGTCTGACGATTTTTTGATCCCACCTGATGATTTAGAATGATTATTTTTAAAAAGATCAAATGGAAGAACTTCCTTTCTACTGGGAATGTCTTTAGTGAAGTTGATTTACAAGCAGCAAAAACTAATTTGATTGTTGGATCAAACGGAGCAGGTAAGAGCACTATTTTGGATGCTCTTACCTTTTCTTTGTTTGGTAAACCATTTCGTAAGATCAACAAGCCTATGCTTGTGAATAGTATCAACGAAAAGGAATGTTTGACTGAAGTTGAATTTTCTATTGGACGCCAAGATTATAAAGTAGTTCGTGGTATCAAACCAAACAAGTTTGAAATCTACTGCAACAATTCTCTTTGGAATCAAGAAGCATCTGCTGTAGATCAGCAGAAAAATTTTGAGCAGAATGTTCTCAAGATGAATTACAAATCATTTACACAGATTGTAGTTCTTGGATCTTCAACCTTTGTTCCTTTCATGCGTTTGCCTCTAGCACAACGTCGTGAAATTATTGAAGACATTCTTGACATTCAAGTATTTTCTACTATGAATGTTCTTCTCAAGGATAAGGTTCGTGATAACAACGAGCAGATAAAAACACTTGATTATCAATTGCATCTTCTAGAAGAAAAGATTGATCTCCAGAAAAAGTATATGCTTGAACTGGAGAAGAAGAATAAGGAAGAGATCACTCGCAAGGAGAATAAGATTTCTGAATTGTTGCAGGATGAAAACAATAAACATGAAGAAGTTGCTCGCTTGACTTCTGAAGTTGAAAAACATTCTAAAGATATGGAAGTGCTATCAAATTCTTCTGGTAAGTTGAAGAAGTTAAACACTTTTCTATTCAAAATCCAATCAAAACTTTCTTCCTGTCAGAAAGAACACTCTTTCTTTACTGACAATCATGTGTGTCCTACATGCACGCAAGACTTGAATGAAGAATTTAGACAAAGTAAGATTGCTGAAGGTGAAGGTGAATTAAATAATCTGCAGACAGGATTGCAAGATCTGCTTGATGCCATTTCTAAAGAGGAAGAAAGAGAAAATGAATTCTCAAGACTATCGCAAATTGTACTTGGCATCAACGCTTCTATTGCTCAAGCGAATTATCAGATTACTTCCATACGAAAAGGAATCTGTGATATAGAGAAAGAGATCAAAGAACTAGAAGGAGTCAATCCTGATAAGAAGGCAGAGTTCGTAAAGCTTGAGGGACTTGTTACAGAAAAAAAAGATTTCGGCAAGACCTTTGCAGAATACAAGAAGGATCGTGATACACTATTGGTGGCATCGCAGTTGTTGAAAGACAACGGGATCAAGACAAGGATCATCAAGACCTATCTCCCAGCGATGAACCAACTCATCAATCAGTATCTTCAACGTATGGACTTTTATGTCAATTTTACGTTGAATGAGAACTTTGAGGAGATTATTAAATCTAGATACCGTGATGTATTCTCTTATGATAGTTTCAGCGAAGGTGAGAAAGCTAGAATTGATATTGCTCTTTTGCTTACTTGGCGAAGTATTGCTAAGCTCAAGAATAGCGTGGATACTAATCTTTTGATTCTTGATGAGATCTTTGATAGTTCTCTAGATCAACAAGGTGGTATGGATCTGAGTTGGATTCTCCGTAACTTTGATGACAAATCAAATGTCTATGTCATCAGTCATCGTGAGAATCTTGATGGTAAGTTTGATAGAACTCTTACAGCAGTAAAGGAAAAGAACTTTTCTGTTATCCAAGAGACAGTTTCGGAACTGGACTAGGGGTGCCTTCGGGCACCCTTTTTTTGTATATACTGGTTGCATCAACGCAAGAGACGCCATGCTGACCCAGGAGATCAAGGGTAACCTCGCCCGACTACTCGCTACCGAGAACCTCATCGTAGAGCACCGCAAGGTCCCTACAGCATCGTTTGATGTGGATCGCCGTGTGCTTACCCTACCTAACTGGGATCGTGCTTCTGGGGTCGTATACGACCTTCTGGTAGGGCATGAAACGGCCCACGCAATCTTCACCCCGAATGAAGACTGGACTGCTAAGCACGACTGCCCTCAAGACTTCATTAACGTGATCGAGGATGCACGTATTGAAAAGTTGATGAAACGTAAGTATCCTGGTCTGCGTAAGTCTTTTTCTGGTGGTTATAAAGAACTGAATGATCAAGACTTCTTTGGTATTGCTGGTGAAGACTTTTCTACCTTTAGTTTGATTGATCGCATCAACCTACACTTCAAGATTGGTGCTGCTGCTATGATTCCTTTCTCTATTGAGGAGAAAGTGTTTGTTGCTCGCACCGATCTCGCTGAAACCTTTGATGAGGTTTGTCAGATTGCTGTTGATGTTTATAACTTCAGCAAGAATGAGAAGCAGCAGGAGCAAGCACCAGAAGAAATGCCCGCCAATCAAACCACTCAAGGTGGGGGTGGTTCCACTCAAGAAGGGGGTGAGCAGGAAGAGAATGCCAACGAGAATGCCAACGAAGGAAATAATGCCAACGAAAGCAATCCTGTTGGCAATCAATCTTCACAGCAGCAAGAAGGAGGTGAAGAGATGGGAGATGATGCTGGTGAAGAAGGTTCTCGCACTCAAGACAACTTTGATAAAGCAGCAGAGCAACTGACTAATCGCTTTGCTAACAATCCTGTGTATATTGAGATCCCTGATAGTGTAGATCTCCCTGCATATATTGCTGATTGGACTGAGGTTCATGATTGGATTGATGAGTTTCGTGAAAATTGGATTGCTGATGGGGGTGACATCAAGCGTGATGATCGCTATGATGAAGTAGATAAATCCTATAAAGAGTTTCGTAAGCAATCTCAAAAGGAAGTAAATTATCTGGTGAAAGAGTTTGAGTGTCGTAAGTCTGCCGATGCCTATGCTCGTGCAGGTCAATCTAAAACAGGTGTCCTTGATACTACTAAGCTTCATACTTACAAGTACAACGATGACATCTTCAAAAAAGTAACTGTTCTTCCTGATGGTAAAAATCATGGTCTGTTGTTTCTGCTTGATTGGTCTTGTTCTATGCAACGTGAGATCTTGGCAACTGTCAAACAACTCTTGAACTTGACTGCTTTCTGTAAGAAGGTTCAGATTCCGTTTGAGGTATATGCATTCACTAATGAGTTCTATGCTGTACGACGTGCGAAGCAAGGTAAGACAGATTATATTTCTAATGACGAATGGTTCGCTAAGACAGGTTGCGAAGAAGGAAAAGTATTCCTTCAGAATGGTATGTTCCATTTGATGAACTTTGTGTCTTCTCGCTCCAACTCTAAGGACTATGAGCGTCAGTGTCTGAACCTGTATCGTGAGGCATATGCCTATGTCAAACATGTTGCCTATCCAACCACAGTTGGTATTAGTCTCTCTGGTACTCCTTTGAATGAAGGTATTGTTATGCTAAACTACATTATCCCCGAGTTCAAAAAGCAGAACGATCTGCAAAAGGTTAATGTTTGCATCTTGACTGATGGTGATGCTTGTCAGTCTTCCTATGGTCGTAAGTTTTACAACGA